TGAGAACAAGTCTGTGGGAGATTATAAGTCCTATGGGCTTTTGGCCCGGGAAGCTGACAAAGGCCCGGGAAGTCGTGAATACTCCTTTAAGTGGCTGCAATCCCTTCGGGAGATCATTATTGATAATGTCAGGTGCCCCGTGGCAGCTCAGGAGTTCCTTGATTATGAATATGAACGGGATAAGGAAGGCAATGTGATCAGCGGTTATCCAGACGGAAATGATCACTGCATTGATGCTACCAGATACGCTACTAACCGGATCTGGAAAAAGAAGGGCCAGTAAAAGGCAGGTGATAGAGTGTTTGAACGAATTAAAAATATAGTGAAGGGGGTGTACCGGAGAATGTTTTCGATCAAGACATTAAAAGAACTGTTCGGGCAGGACATTGCGATCAGTCAGGATATGATATCAGCTATAGAAAAATGGGGATCCATGTACCGGGGGCAGGCTCCATGGGTAGATGAGCAGGTAGACTCCCTTCAAATCGAACAGGGAATCTGCCGTGAGTTTGCAAACGTCTGTCTGAATGAGATGGAATCCAGTATATCTGTTGAGCCGCTGGACAAGATCTATCAATCTGCTGTCAGGGATTTAAATGAGAACCTGCAGAGCGGCCTTGCCCTTGGATCCTTTTGCATTAAACCACTAGGAGAAGATAAGGTGGAATACATTACGCAGGAACGGTTCATTCCTCTGAAGTTTGATGCGCGCGGCAGGCTAACTCGGGTAGCGTTTGTTGACGTTAAAAAGGTAGCAGATTACGATTATTTTATCCGCTTTGAAGTTCATACCTGGGAAGAGACCAGAGTACTTAATATTCAGAATCTTGCGTATCGGTCCAGTGACATGGCGAGCATCGGAAGGTCTGTACCACTTAGTATGGTGCCGGAATGGGCGGAGCTCCCCGAAAATATAAATTATGCCGGAGTGGAGCGGCCAGACTTCGGCTATTACCGGAACCCTATCAAGAATGAAGTGGACGGTTCCCCATGCGGGGTATCAGTATATCAATCAGCAACTAATTTGATCAAAAAGACAGATATACAATTCGGTCGTTTGGATTGGGAGTTTGAGAGCGGAGAGCGTGTCGTGCATGTGGATGTCACCGCGCTGCAGGAAGCACCTACTCTGGGACAAGATGGTAGGACGCGATATGAAATGCCAAAGCTCAACAAGCGGCTATATCGCGGACTGAACCTTTCCGGAGGATCGAACGGGGAAGAGTTGTATAAGGAGTACAGCCCTGAGTTGCGGGACCAGAATATTATCAATGGCCTGAATGCTTACCTGCGGCGGATTGAGTTTAACGTCTGCCTGTCCTATGGTGACTTATCAGACGTCAATGACGTGGATAAAACAGCTACGGAGGCGAAGATCGCAAAGAAACGGAAATATAACATGGTGAAAGCAATCCAGTCCAACCTTAAAGACTGCCTGGAGGATCTGGCCTATGCTTTGGCCTTTTACAATGGCATGACCCGAAGTGGATATGAATTCCTGTGCACCTTTAAGGACAGTATCCTGGTTGATGAGGAAGAGGAGCGCCGGCAGGATAGGCAAGACCTGGCAGCTGGAATCATGAGGCCAGAAGAATACCGGGCGAAGTGGTACGGCGAGACGTTGGAGGAGGCAGCTAAGAACCTGCCGGAACCGGCGATGGTAGAGGAGTGAGATAGATGACGCCTGATGAATTGGAGAAGCTGCCGAAGCCATTGGAGCGCACCATGACAGCGCTGGAGTTGTCAATCATGGCCGAGATCGTAGAGCGGATTAAGGAGGCAGCGCAGATCACACCGGTTACTGACTGGCTGATCACTCGGCTCATTGCAATTGGGAATAGCAAGGTCATGATCAAGAAGATCATAGGAGAGGCTATCAAGACAGCCGAGATGCAGATTGATGAGATCTACAGGCAGGCAGCCAGATCCGATTACGTCCGTAACCGGGAAATCTACGAGGCCGTCGGCCGGGACTATCTACCCTACGAGGATAATAATTGGCTACAACAGGCCGTAGAGGCCGCCAGGCGGCAGACGAAAGACAGTCTAAGGCCGATGGAAAATATTACTCAGACTACAGGGTTTAACGTTCAGATGGGGCATGGAAAGAAGGTATTCACGCCGCTCTCTGAGTATTTAGAACGCAGCTTAGACAAGGCCATGCTGGGGATCACAACCGGGGCCAAGACATACAGTCAGGCCATCGGCGAGGTGATTGATGAGATGACGGCCAGCGGGATCCGCACTGTGGACTATGCATCTGGCAAGTCTGACCGGATCGAGGTGGCAGCCAGACGGGCAGTGATGACCGGAGTGGCCCAGATGACGAAGCAGGTAAGCGATAAGAATGCGGAGGAACTTGGAACGGATCACTGGGAGGTGGACTGGCATATGGGAGCCAGGAACACTGGTACCGGATACCTCAATCACCAAAGCTGGCAGGGCAAAGTATACAGTACCGAGGAGATTCGGACCATCTGCGGAGAGGGCGAGATGCTGGGATTCGCCGGAATCAACTGCTATCACATCAAGTCCCCGTTTCTTCCGGGGATCAGCAAGCGCAAATACACGGATGAGTGGCTGGCGGAGCAGAACCGGAAGGAGAACGAGAAGAAGCCTTACCGCGGCCGCGAGTACGACACATACGGCGCCCTGCAATACCAACGCCGATTGGAGCGCACGATCCGGAAGCAGAAGCAGGACGTTGAGTTGTTGAAGACGGCCGGAGCAGACAAGAAGGATATTATGGAAGCCAGGAGCCGGCTGAGGCTTACGGATAAGCACTATGTGGATTTTTCAAAACAGTTTGATCTTCCGCAACAACGGGAACGCTTGCGAATTGCGAACAAAGGTACTGAAGGTGAGCATGGAATCACATCTAAGAAGGGAGCTTCTGGATCTGAAAGCAGGGTAGACTTAGAATATATAAACTCCTCAGAATATAAAGCAAAATTTAGCCAGATCACAGATAATGCAAAAGTGAATGAGAGTATATATCAGAGAGCTAAGGCAATGCTGACACATCGAAGTGGGACCGATAAAGAAGACATGTACCTTTTAGATAGGAATGATGGAAAGATTATTGGTCTGCAAACCGGAGGGAAAACCGATTATGAAGTTGAGTACAATAAAAGCTTAACAGATGCGGTAAATAATAGTAAGCCATATTCTTTAATTAGTATACACAACCATTCAACAAACCGGCCGCCGACAGGAAAGGATTTTACATCTAATGGTCTACATAGGTATGCGCTGGGCGTCGTGGCCTGTCATGACGGAACCGTATATACCTATAAGGTTGGAACGCGTATATTCACATCAGGATTATTTGATGGAAGGGTTGAAAAATATATGAAGACGCCATATAATATGAGTGAGATGGACGCACATTTGAGAGTCTTAGAAGAATTCGTGAATGAATATGGTATAGAATGGAAGGTGATTACTTGAAAAAAGGAAATAGTTTCAGTTACTATGACGGCCCGGTGAAAGACAGCGGACGAACGTTAGAAGAGATTGAAGAAGCAATCGAGAAAGAAAAAGAAAGATGCGACGGAATGACGTCGTGGAGCGAAGCATTCGAAGAATAAATACCACCAGTCAATAAATGGCAGATGGTATTTTGTTTGTTGCGATATCGCAACAGAAAGAGATAAGCACGCAGGGAAATCCTGGGTGTTATTTTTATACTCAAAATTGCCCGGAACGGCGTAAAACTACCAACGCATGGGAAGCAACCCCGTATAAAAGCGTAGCGAGAAAGGAGCAGTATGAAACGTAAATTTTTAGAAGACATGGGCCTGACAAAAGAACAGGTAGACAGCATTATGGCTGAGAATGGCAATGATATCGAGGCGGCCAAAGGGGATCTGGAACAGGTCAAGACAGAACTGGAGCAGACGAAGACTCAGCTTCAGGAAGCCAATACAACGATTGACGGCTTTAAGGATTATGACCAGGTAAAAAAACAGGTCGAGGAGTATAAGACAAAATATGAGCAGTCAAAGGCAGAGTATGAAACAAAGATTGCAGATATGCAATTTGGTACGTCCTTGGAGGCCGCTATCACTGCAGCTGGAGGAAGAAATGCGAAAGCGGTCAAGGCTCTGCTTGATGTCGAAGCATTAAAGGTCAGTAAAGATCAGACCGCAGATATAAAGGCGGCCATCGAGGCGTGCCAGAAGGATAACAGCTATCTTTTTGGAGCCAATGAACCTATAAACAATCCGGTTGGTCCAACAAATGGTCCTGCAATTGGGATTACAAAAGAACAGTTTAAGACAATGGGGTATAAAGAACGCTTAGAATTAAAGCAGAGCAACCCCGAAAAATATGCAGAAATGAAAGGAGATAATTAACTATGCCAGGTATAATTTTTGGAATACCATTTGATGATGAATTATTTTTGGATATGTGGAATGAGGCTCCGGATCCATATTACACCGCTATGATCCAGTCGGGCGCGGTTGTAGAGGATTCGACGATTGCGGGAATGATCCAGAACCACGGAAATATTTATACAATCCCTTTTTACAACACCCTGGAGGGAGAAGACCTGAACTACGACGGCCAGACGGATATCACCGTTGAAGAAATAGGTGGCGGTTCCCAGACGGGAGTTGTTTATGGTCGTGCGAAAGGGTTCTTTGCTCGAAACTTTACGGCAGAACTTTCCGGTTCTGATCCGATGGGGCACATTGTTGCATCTGTTGCCAGGTATTGGCAGAAGCGTCGTCAGATGCGCTTGATTGGTATCTCTGACGCAATATTCGGTATTACAGGAGCAAGCGGACACGCAAAAAAGTGGGCGGATAGCCATACCCTGGAACTGACATCTACCACTGCAGAAGCAAGGAAAATCAGAGAGACTGATCTTAATGACCTTGCGACAGAGGCGTGCGGAGATCACAAAGACCAGTTTGGGCTTGTGATTATGCATTCCAATGTAGCGAAAACTCTTGAAAATTTACAGCTTCTGGAGTTTTGGAAACAGACTGATGCCAATGGAATCCAGCGGCCTATGGCGCTGGGATCTGCTAATGGGTATACGGTTATTGTGGATGATGGCGTTCCAGTGGAGAAAGTTGGCGGAGATGGAGCAAACAAAGATCTGTCGAAGTACACGACATACTTATTCGGAAATGGAGTTATCCGTACTGCCCGCGGCAGGGTTGATGTTCCGGTGGAGACGGTGAGGGAAGCAAAGAAGAACGGCGGTCAGGATGAACTGATTACCCGTATGCGTGAGACGATCCACCCCAATGGATTCAGCTTTAAGATTCCAACGTCTGGGTGGACAGAGTCCCCGACAGATGCTCAGTTATTTGCAAAAGCAAACTGGGATATTAAATTTGATCCGAAGGCTTTACCGATTGCCAGATTAATCACAAACGGCTAAAAAGGAGCGTGGTGCGAATGCCTTATGCAGCTGAGCAGGATTATCAGAATGAATATCTTATGGGACGTAAGCCGGTCATTCGCACCGGCTTTGATTATTACGCACGGCAGGCCAGCCAGGTGATTGATGTGTATACCTTCGGGCGGCTGAAAACCCTTCTGGAAGTGCCTGAGCCGGTCCGCCTATGCTGCTGTGAACTGGCTGAAGTAATCTGCCAGCAGGAGAAGCGGAACCGGGAAGCTGCCGGGAAGACATCGGAGAAGGTAGGGACCTATTCGGTCTCTTTCTCTTCTGCGGCGGAGGCCAGACAGGCAGCTGACCGGGAGCAGCGGGGTATCGTCATGAAATGGCTGGCTGACACTGGCCTGTGTTATCAGGGGGTGTGATATGTATACGAATGCTGATGTTACACTGTATCTGTACTCGAAGTGTGGAAAGCAGGATTCCTACAGGCGAATATTTGTGGAAGACGTGTTCTGGGACAATGTGAAGCAATCCAATGTCCTGAAAACCGGCCAGCGGGATTCTGACTCGGTGCTGCTGGTGATCCCGCTTGAGAGCCTGTTCGAGCCGATCCGTTTTACTGCCGGGAAGGATCTGGCTGTGAAAGGCCAGTGCAATCACATGATTGACTGTAGCAGCCAGAAGAGTATGTCTGAGTCGCTGCAGGAACTGAAGCAGTGCCATGGCTGCGTGACGGTCATGACGGTAGATGAGAAATTGTACGGCAGTGAATCAGCGCAGCATTATGAGCTGTCCTGCAAGTAGGAGGTGTGCTGTGAAGGTAGAACTTGAAATACAGCCGATAGAAGTGCTTCTTGAGAAGCACGGCCTTCAGCCTGGCGGTCCAGTCCAGAAAGTGATTGACAGTGAGGCTATGAGATACATGAGTCCTTATATGCCGCGGCGCCAGGCCGGTAATCTTGAACACATGATGATCATGGCTACAGTGACTGGTTCGGGAGAGATTAATACACCAGGGCCATATGCGCATTATTTGCACGAAGGTATCCTGTACGTGTCACCGACGACGAGAAGCTCTTGGGCGAAGGAAAATGAGATCAAGGTACCAACGGAAAAGGAACTTAAATACACTGGTGCCCCAATGCGGGGAAAGAAGTGGTTCGACCGGATGAAAGCAGATCATAGAGATGATATTTTAGAGGCGGCACAGGCCAGGGTGGACAGAGGGGGGAAGATATGACAATCATAGACTTTTTACGCCAGAAGTTGACGGAGTACCCGAAGATATCGGAATTTATGGCCGGTGCGGATATCCACATTGATTTTACAGATCCGGATCCTACGAATTACGGCTTGTCCAGTACCGGAGATAGCCTGATCCGGGAGGATGTTTTAGGTAACCAGATCCGGCAGCATAATTTTGTCATGTACGCGGTAGCTCAGTCATTTACCGACTATAACCGGCTGGCGAACAGCAACTTTTTGCTTGAGCTGGCCTACTGGCTGGAGCGACTGCCGGAAGAGGACGGTATCAGCGTTGAGGTCGATAATCAAGCGATGATAGGCATATTTTTAAAAGCGACCTCTGCAAATGCTATGGCTATGCAGCCTATGACGGAAGATATTAACGATGGTGTGCTGTACCAGATACAGATATACGCCCAATACAAAATAGAAAGTGAGGAATTTTAAATGCCAGAAGCAACAGGAAAAATCAAAAGAAAATTCATGGCTCATTATATTAATGCAGCTCTTCCGTCGGCTTCACAGGCGGCTTATGAGCGCCTTGGAAAAGATTTGGAAGAATACAACGTTGAGATGAATGCCAACATTGAGACAAAGAATAACATTATGGGTGAGACAAGTGTTAATCTGGATAGTTACCAGCCGCAGGCCAGCGTAGAACCATATTATGCAGAAGCTGGTAGTCAGCTGTTTACACGTCTCCAGGGAATTATTGATGAGCGGCAGATACTTGATGATCTCAAGACTGATGTGGTAGAAGTCCACCTGTGGGAGAGTGCAGTTTCAGGAGCATACACAGCCTATAAAGAGGAGGCTATCATTGAAGTGAGTAGTTATGGCGGAGATTATACCGGCTACCAGATCCCGTTTAACCTGCATTATACCGGAGTCAGGACAAAAGGAACGTTCAATATTTCATTTTAACAACTCTGATTATCTCAAAAAAGCCCAGAAATACGGGCAAATTACGGGATAGGGACACCGAATTTACTACCCATTTACTACATTCGGAGGGAGCCTTGACACGCTGCCTTTTCCCATGAAGCCCGCTATCCCAAACAGCGCACATCGAAAAATCGAATACGACACCGCAGACAGCGGCGTTCTCTTTTCCCTTTGGGGAGATCAGGACGCCGCTTTTTTGCGACCAAATAGAGGAAGGAGCGACTGCCTATGTACTTTACGTCCGGCAGCGACCGGGCCTTTGAACAGATCATGCAGACAAGGCCAGGTGCGGATCATTTTGACAACGGCGAAGCCGGAGCGCCGGAGGACTGCGGCACTTGCCGATTTTATCGCCCGCAATGGAAATATCAATTCTGCGTTTACGCAGAATGCCCTTACCAGCCGGGCAAGCTCACCGCCCTTGACGGCGCGGTGAAATTTCAAGTGAAAGGAGTGGACGACGAGATGGCAGTTTTTCGAGTGGAGAAAAACCGGGGCTATACGGTGATGTCCAACCACCACCTGCGGAACAAGGATTTGTCCCTGAAAGCCAAGGGCCTGCTGTCGCAAATGCTGTCCCTGCCGGAGGATTGGGACTTTACGCTGAAAGGCTTGTCCCTTATCAACCGGGAGAAGATCGACGCGATCCGGGCGGCTGTCCGGGAGCTGGAACAGGCGGGCTATATCGTGCGTTCCCGTGAGCGCGACAGCCAAGGCCGCCTGCGCGGGGCGGATTACATCATTTACGAACAGCCCCAGCCTGTGCCGGATTCACCTACATTGGAAAATCCAACATTGGATAATCCAACGCAGGAAAAGCCTACGCAGGAAAAACCAACGCAATTAAATAAAGATAGATCAAGTAAAGAGAAATCAATTACAGATGGATCAAATACCGATTCCATTCCTATCCTTTCCCCTCCCTCTCCTTTGGGGGAAGAAGCGGCTGCGCCGCCGGAACGGAAAGGAACGGGAGCGAAATCACAGAGCGCCGTAGAGATTTATCGGGAGATCATCAAGGACAACATCGAGTATGAACACCTTTACCAGTACGCCAAGGGGATTGACCGGGATATGCTGGACGAGATCGTGGACTTGCTGGTGGAAAACCGTATGCAGCGCCCGAAAGACTATCCGCATTGCCGGGGACGATTACCCCGCCGAGCTGGTGAAATCCAAGCTGATGAAACTGGACAGCTCTCACATTGAATTTGTCTTTGACTGTATCAGCAAAAACACCTCGGAAATCCGAAATATCAAGAAATACCTGCTGGCGGTTCTGTTCAACGCCCCAAGCACCATCAACGGCTATTACACGGCGCTGGTGGCCCACGATATGAACACCGGCAAAATCTGAAAAAGGAGGACAGCCCTATGAAACAGGGAACTTTGATTTTTGACGAGCAGGCAGACCGCTATGACATCCGTTTTGACCTAGCGGACTACTACGGCGGCCTGCACTGCGGAGAAACCTTTGATGTATTGGCAGGCGGCAGATGGAGGCCCACCCGCATAGAAATGGCTGACAACTGGTATCTGGTGGGTATCCGCACCGACGACCTCTCCGGCCTGCGGGTGCGGATCTAAGCTGTGCCGCCTGCCTGCTTTGACTTTCCAAAGGAGGGATAGCAGTTGCAGGAAGAAATCGAACAGAAAACCATCGCATTAGCGGTTAAGACAGGCAAGCTCACCGGCCAGGTATTGCAGGCGGCCATGAAGAAATTTCTGGCTGCCCGTCAATCAGCCAAGAGTAACCCCCACCAAGGCAGACAGAGCTTGCGGCAGCTCAAAAAGGACGGTTGCGCCCTGTCCAACATTGAAATCACCGATTCCAACATCGGCCTGTTTCGGCCCTGCGCCAAGAAATACGGAATTGATTTCACCCTGCGGAAAGACCGCACCACCCATCCGCCCCGGTATATCGTGATTTTCAAATCCAAGCAGGCGGACAATCTGGAACAGGCGTTTAAGGAGTTTACGGCCAAGAAGCTCAAACAGCAGGAACGCCCCTCCATCCGAAAGGCCCTATCCGCCATGAAACAAAAGGCCGCGGCCAAAGATAAGCAGCGGGCAAAGGAGAAAGTCAAGGAAAGGGGGCTGTCGCTGTGAAGCCAGAAGTAAAAAAACAAATCCTGTCCAACGCACCATATCTGCTGTTTGTTTACCTGTTTGGCAAGCTGGGACAGACCTACCGGCTGGCGGCTGGGGCGGACTTGTCGGAAAAGCTCTTGCACCTTGCAGACGGCTTCTCCCTTGCCTTTGCAAGCGCCGCCCCCAGCTTCCACCTGTTCGATCTGGCGGTGGGCGTGGCCGGTGCCCTGCTGCTGCGGCTGATGGTGTACTGCAAGAGCAAGAACGCCAAGAAATACCGCAAAGGCGTAGAGTACGGCAGCGCCCGTTGGGGCGGCCCCAAAGATATCGCTCCGTACATCGCCCCGGTGTTTGATAACAACATCCTCCTGACCCAGACGGAACGCCTCACCATGAACAACCGCCCCAAAGACCCCAAGACCGCCCGGAACAAAAACGTGCTGGTCATCGGAGGTTCCGGCAGCGGCAAGACAAGATTTTTTGTGAAGCCGAGTGCGCCCGTAAGGGCGGTATAAATCCTACCTTGAGCAAGTAGTAGGTAAAAGTATCAAGCGGCATTGTGCCGCAACCTATCATTCCCCGTCTTACCCCAAAAGGGAAACCGGAGGGCGACCATAGCATGACGGAGGACACGGGGCGCTGAAGCCTCAGAAGTGCCGGCGTGACGGAATGAAAATCCACGT